ACAAAAGAACAAATCAAAAATGAAATAAAGGAAATTATATATGGTTGTGCTAAAAAAGGTGGAATGTGTGAAGATTTGGAAGATGGACAAATAATTGGATTTTGGACAACATTGCCTTTTCTGTCTCAATAAATATATGAAAAATGAACTTAAAGCAATTTTAGGAAAACACAAAATAATAGGCGATACAACCTATGGGCTTGGATATGCGGAAGCAGATCAACTAACGAATGAGATTATTGCAAAGTTTATAGAAGTGATAACGACCCATACTGAACACGAAGGAAGTTATTGCGATACTGGTGACGATATAGAATGGGCTTGTCGCAGTAATTGTGTGCGTCTGGCGATAAAAAGATTACAGGAATAAACATATGAAGGAAGAAACAAATAAAAATAACAAGAAATGTCGATGTGCCTACCACAATCAAGCCGCCTACGATGAGGGATATAAAAAAGGATTTCAAGATGGTCGGGTGCAAACTGCAAAAGGTATGAATGATAAAGTTATGAAGAAAGAAATAGACAAAGAAAATAATAAAGAAATAAAAAAATGGTTTGAAGCCAACTATCTTGATGGAGATGAGATACAAGATGGACAAATGTTTTCGTCTGCCACATGTCTTGACGTTCTTATTGATTATCATAATACTATCTTATATGAAGAAAGAAAAAACTAACAATTCATTTCTTGAGATTAAAACAGAGGATAATGACTTAAAATCATATGGCTTAGAAAACGCAAAAGAAGGACATGCGGGTGCAGGTGAGGGATTGGGGCAATTAGCAGGAACTGGCATGTATCTTCAATACACATTTGACCGCAATAAACATAGAGATCAAATTGAAGAATTAATTAAGAAGATAAGATGACAAAGAAATATACACAAAAGGACATAAATCAAATTTTGAAAGAATTGATAAGTTGGAAAAGGTCATTTCAAGTTACAGCAGTTTGTTCTTTGGTTATATTCACAGCGTTTATAGTAGCAATGACAACAGTTATAACATTGTTAGGAGTTGACTAAAAAATGTGGTATAATATGAGTTACACAATAATATGGCACTAAAAGGAAACAAAAATGCATTAGGGAATAAAGGGAACTCTTCATTGGAAAGAGAACAATATGCTCATGTTAAAAGGCTTTTATACAAAGAAATAGTGAAAGTATTAAACGGAGAAGATGATTCTTACCGTAGACAACTTGTGCTTAAATTAGCTGGTAATTTCTTACCAAGACCAGTAGAATTGTCAGGAGGAAATGGCGAATCTCTTGAAGTAATAATTAAAAAGATGTGAGAAAAGAAATAAACCTGCATCCAAAACAATACGAAGCCTTTGATTTTAAGACTCAATACGCGGCTTGTATTTGCGGAGTACAAAGTGGAAAAACATTTTTAGGTTCTCATTGGGCTTTCCAAAAGCTTTTGATGGGCGATGGATTGATAGCGGCACCAACATATAAAGTGCTTCAGCAGTCAACATTAAAAAAGTTCTTTGAAGAATATCCTATTTTAAGACCATTTTATAAAGAACAGAAAGGCGAGATTTTTATTCCGGCTGGTACTATCGCGGGAATTGAAGAAAACAGGAGTGTTTTCATTCGTTCAATGGACAACCCATTAGGTGTAGAAGGCATGACAATAAAATGGGCTTGGTTAGATGAGGCTGGTCAAATGCCTTTACTGGCATGGACTATTACAAGAAGTCGTTTATCAATCGCAAGAGGGCAGTGTTTGATAACAACAACACCTTACAATATGGGTTGGTTGTATCAAGATTTCTATAAACCATGGAAGGAGAATAAAGATTCAGACTTGTCGGTCTTTACATGGCGATCAATAGACAATCCGTACTTTCCAAAAGACTTTTATGAAAAAGAAAAAATGCGTTTGAAACCGGCGGAATTTGCCAAACGATACGAAGGTGAGTTTTCACGATTGGAAGGATTGGTGTATAATTTACATAACTGGCACATTGTTCCTCGTAAGGAAATTAGGAAAGAATATGTTTTGGGAGGAGTTGACTGGGGCTACACAAATCCTGCGGCGTTAAGTGTTATAGTTGTTTCTGATGGCGCGTATTACATAGTTGACGAGTGGTATGAAGTTGGAAAGACAACACCTGAAATAAAGGCGGAAATGATTAGGTTACAGAATAAATGGCGAGTGAATCGCTGGTACGCTGACTCGGCTAATCCGGAAAAAGTGCAAGAAGTTTCAACTGGCAGTGGATTATATGTCGTACCATTTGAAAAGAAAAAAGATTCCATTTCAGAAGGAATTTCAACGCTTAACCAGTATTTGAATGAGAATAAACTATTTGTCTTTGATGATTTGAAGAATACTTTAGCGGAATTTGAAACTTATCAGTACCCTAGTCAAAAAGATGGAGTCAATCAAAAGGAAGACCCATTGCCGTTTAATAATCACTTAATGGACGCAATTCGTTATCCGGTTACAGGTTATCAACCAGCTAAAAGATTTGAAATACCTAAAATCTCCTTGAAACAATATGGTATAAATAGGCTTTTAAACGAAAAACATGGTGAAGATGATAGACCAAACAGTTACCAATAACCAGAAATTAGCTATTTTATTGAAGGTTATTGAGAGTCTCAAGCCGTATGAGGTCCTGGAAATCAAATTGGAAGACAACCGATTGGGCAAGATTTCAGTAATTAGGAAGTCTACATACAAAGAAACATTTGACCTTATTTAGCGGATTTGTTATAATAGACATTATTAGGCAATAAAGAGTTTAACTCACTGCCGCCTCAAGGCGGTTTTTTTATGTTTTCATTAACTGCACAAATAGAAAAAGAAATACAAGATTTTGGAAAAGATATACAAATTGCTGCTATAAATAAAGCAGAGTTAAGTTTAAGGTCATTTTTAAGAAAAAGTAGACCATATACTTTCCACCAGCTAAACACTCTCAACTTAATTGATCTTTATTACAACTCTAAGTTTGAAACAGGCGAATGGGATACAGAAAACCAAAGAAAGCTGTTTTTGAATATTTGCGCTTTTCGTTCTGATGTAGCGTCAAAGATGATAGACCTTGATGTTAAAGACTTCGTGTTTATACCCGAAGAAGCTAGTGATGAATGGGGTGCTTATTTACTTTCTAAGGATTTTAAACTTTGGGCAAAGAAAAACTATTTTGGTGAATTGATAAACGAAGTTGTTGAAACATTACCGAAATATGGAACTTGCGTCTTAAAGAAAGTCGGCGATAAATTAGAACGTGTGCCGTTGAAGAATCTAATCAATCCACAAGACGCAAAAGATTTGAAAAAGGCTAGATTTGTAATTGAAATACATCCAGACATGAGGCTGGAAGAAATCAAGGGTATGAAAGATTGGAATTTAACTAACTTAAGAATGGAATACGATGACAAGGTTACAGTCTACGAACGATATGGGTTTGTACCGGTTAGTACTTTGAAAGAGCATAGGGGTGAAAAACCAAAAGAAGAAGACTACAAAAATACGGTAGATGTGATGTCCATCGTGGCCATGCAGGAAGTTGAACAGCAAGGTAAAAAGCAAAAGATATACAACACTCTCTTTATGGAAAAAGCAAAACGTCCTTATGAAGAAGTCCATTGGAAGAAACAAGACGGACGATGGCTGGGGATTGGTGAAGTAGAAAACTTATTTGAAAATCAAATAGCGCAAAACACAATCGCTAACCTGCGAAGACGATCATTACTTTGGTCGTCTAAACACGTTTTCCAATCATCAGATGACACTGTTGCAAAGAATTTAATTAAAGAAGTTAAAGATGGTGATGTGTTAAGAATCGCGCCAAATGGAAATATAACTCAAGTGGATATGACTACTCGTTCGGCAGCAGAGTTTAGTGTTGCGGAGAACTACTGGGAAAATAATTCAGACAAGAAAAGTTTTACTTACGAAGTAACCACTGGTGAATCATTACCTTCTGGTACTCCTTTCCGGCTTGGAGTGTTGATGTCTAATGCCGCTAATTCTCATTTTGATTTAAAGAAAGAAAAGGTGGGGCTGTTTCTTAAAAGAGTGTTTGTTGAGTTGTTAATTCCTATTTTTAAAAGTGATACAAATGACCAACACTTTCTTCTGGTCCCGAACTCCGATGATGAGTTTGAAGCAATAAAAGAAATAAATATTGAGGCTAATTTCAGAAAAATGTTATTTAAACACTTGGAAGACAATGTATTCTTGCCAACTAATATCTTCGCAATGAGAGATGACATTCGGGCGAAATTAGAAAAAGGCGATAAAGTCTTTGTTGATATTCCTTCTGCTTATTACGATGACATTAAATTTAGAGTAGAGATTGAAATAACAGGAGAAGCGCTTAATCTTCCTAAAAAACTTGAAACACTTACTAATCTATTTACTGCTTTGTCTCAAAAAGGCGATCCAAGAGCTGATAAGATTCTTGAAAAGATTGGCATTTTAACAGGTGAGAAAGTACCGAAAGCTCCGCCAGCGACTGCGCCGCCTTTACCGGTTTCTCCATTTCAGCAACAGTCTCAAATACCTCAACTGGCCGGTAAAGAACAACCTACATTATGAAGTTTGAAAGATACACAAAACTTCTAGAAACGCTGTCAAAGAACACTTACTTTATTGAATACCTGAAAGCGATTGAAACTCATTTAAGCGACATAAGAACTCTTGAATCATTGGACATTGATAAAATAAAAGGTCGGCAAGAGGCTCTTAAAATTTTAAGAGAATATTTATTAGATAAATTACTCGTGCTGTCTGGAGAAATAGAACCTCCTAACAACGCAGAGTGGAATTAAAATGGCTAAAAAGAAAAAGAAAGTAGTAAAAAAAGGAAAGAAAAAATAACGAAAAAGTAAACATTTGTCCTGCTGGTAAGGACAATAAACCCCAGATTATTAGTAGCCATAAACTATATATATGGATAATGAAAAAGAGTTGGCTGACTCTCAAACAGCAGAGGAAACTCAACCTGTCATAAATGAGTTAGATAGTGATGATAGCGATCTTGATATTTCGGATACTCCGGTAATCTCTGAAGAAGACCTTGAAAATCTTAAGCAGAGATTAACTAAAGCCGAGTCTTCCGCTCAAAAGTGGAAGGAACGAGCTTCATTTAAAAGTAAATCTGGTGAAGATACGGACGACCTCCGAAGGGTTGTCAAAAAACTAGAACACTCTGATAAAAAGCGAGAGTTTCAATTTAAACATAATCTCTCTCCAGAAGAAACAGACTATGTGTTTCGTTTCGCTGGTAAAGATGATCTTGTTAAAACATTGGAACATCCTTTTGTCAAAGCTGGTCTAGAAGCAATCCGTACTCAAAAAAGAGTAGAGGCCGCCACACCGTCGAGTTCTTCTACTTCAAGAACTATTGATGGCAAATCTTGGGCAGAATTGAAACCCGAAGAACGGGCAAAGAATTTTGACAAGTTTGCTTCATCGTTTAAGAAGTGAACCAGAAAAATCAGATAAAACATGGCTTTAACAAGTGATCCGTTTGATGCGACAGAGTTGGCCGCGTTTATTTCAGAGAGTTGGACACCATTAGTTAACGAAGCTTTCTTCGCAAAGACTGTCTTCGCTAACTTCTGTACCGATCTCTCAAGTTACGCGGCTGATGGTTCTGACATTTTTCACATTCCGGATGTCTTTACTAATGTAACCACAGCGCAGACACAGTCTACGCAAGGCGCAGAGGTAACGACAGCCGCTCCTGCTGCTACTGATGTGACTTTGACTGTAAATACGCATAAATATGTCGCCAATTTGATTGGCTATAAGGACTTAGTCCAAATTGCCAAGCAATACGACATAAATGCTGTTTACACCAAACAAGCCGCAGATGTTCTCGCAGACGCTTTGGAAGCAGATTTGGCCGCTTTATGGTCATCTCTTACAACCAATTCAGTTGGAGACACTGCGACAGTATTGGCAGACGTGGAAGTTAGACAAGCGATCGAAAAATTAGCTACGTTGAACTACAATTTGGAGGAATGCGCGTTCTTCCTACATCCGTTAACTCAAAATAGCGGATATAAAATCTTCTCTAATTGGCTTGGAAATCTCTACGAGATAACAAGGCGGAAGGCAAGTGCTACCGTGAACGACTTAACGAGAAGACTCCTTAATTGGAGATGCGAAAGTCTGAACTTTATGGCGACATAAAGAGAGAAATCCGAAGTGTTTTCTCCACATTGACAAATAAACTTCTTCTTACTATCATAAAGGTATGAAGAACATAGATAAAGAACTAATTGGATTTTTTTTAGCTGATGGATGTTTAGCAATTATTCGGCAAAGAATGAGAACTAAATATAAGGAAAAAAGATATGATTTCTATAACTATTATCCAAAGGCAATAGTTACCCAAAGAATTGATGGTGTAAAAGTTCTTGAGGCTTATTACAAAAGATTTGGTGGGTATATTCAGAAAAATAATTCAATTCAAAAGATTGGTAATTCTAATCCTGTAAAATATTGGTATGTTGCAACAATCCCTAAATGTTTGGAAATTGCTAAATTAGTTCTTAAATCTAAAATTGGCTCTCCTAAAATTAAAACAGCAAAAGTAATTAAAAGATTCTGTGAGTGGAAATTAAAAAAGGGAGGCAGAAAATGCACTCCAAAAGAAAAATTACAAGAATATAAATTTTGGGAATTATCACACAAAGCCAATTCGTTCAATGGAGTAACAAAATGATATTTTCTGGGTTCAATTAGGCGCAGTTGCCAAATACTATGATGCTTCCCAATTTGGAAGTCCATCAATGGTTGCAACTGGCAATTTCGGTTCGGCAGCTGCCTTAAATTCCTTGAAAGGGAAGCTCTACGGCATTAATGTTTTTGTAACATCCAATGTTGTCTCTGGTCTTCTAACTTACCGAAACCTTCTTCTCCACAAGTCTTGCTTTGGCTTTGCCATTCAGACAATGGGAGGTGGAAAGATTCGAGTTAAGTCTGCTGACTGGCTGGCTAACCTTGGTATGCTTACCGTTATAGATATAATCTATGGCGTGAAAGTGTTACGAGAACCGGGTGGCGTAGTAGTAAATGGCTCCAACGCCTTCATCGGTTCATAAACTTAGGTTTATGATGCGATGTACATTACCCCCTATTGTAAAAGATAGGGGGTTTTGTTATACTTACCTCAATGGATATTCAAATTCCACCATTTGACCCTACTACTGCGAAGATTAAAATGACTCCTCCTAGACGAACATTTTTCTTTAAAAGGAAAGATGGTTCTTATTTTCCAACTGAAGAAAGGGAAGCATGGGCATTGTATAAAGGTGGTCATGAGTTAGCAGGCGTTTCAAATGGTGTGAAGTTCCATCAAGCCTTAATAGAAGCTAATGAGATAATTAAAACTTCTGGCTTTGAAGACGCTCAAGCTCGTATTAGATTAGGCGAAAAGGAAGAACTAGAGGTTGCTTTGGGGAAAATAGAAATACCTCGTGATTTTGACAAGTTAGACTCAAGTGGAAGGCCGACTAATGTAATGCAAAGATGATAAGATGATAGAACTCAAAAGGAAATTAGACAACATAAACAAGGTGCTTAAAGAGATTCAAGATAGAGCGCCGAAAGACATAATTAAGAAAGCTTATGTTGAGAAGAAGATATCGCCGGTAGTAGAAAAAGTTATTGATCTTGCTATTGCTGACCCCAACTTTGACCCAGTAAAGAAAGAAGAATTAAAGGTACAAAAGGAATTAGGCACTTTCTCAAAAACAAGGTTAGAAGTAGTTAAAAAGTATGAGAAAATGGTTGATGATTATTTCAGTCGTGAGGTAAACAAAGCAATAAAAGAAGGTCGGTTGCCTCAAAAGAAGAAAGCAGAGCAAATGAGAAAAGATTATGAAGAATACATTAAGTCCAAGAAAGAAAATTCTTAAAGAAATGCTTAAAAGCGCGAGTGAGAATGCGATTAAAAAAGACATAGCTTTAGAATGGTTTGAGTATTTAGTTGGAAAAGATGATAGTCCTGCAAACAAACAAAATGTTAGCGCCACGAAACTTGAAGCTGACAAACAACACGACCAAGTTAAATTCTTTGAGTACCTATTGGAAAAGTAGAATTATAGGAATGGCAGTAGTTGGCGCTGGTGAGGCGGACAGATACCTTGAGAATACTTTAAAAGAATTTAAAAGATTATGTGATGATACGATAATCGCGACAAATTATGCTGATGACAAAACAAAGAAACTCATTAAAGATTACGGGTTCTGGCAATATGAAGACAACAGGGAATGGGGTATTAACCAACCTTATATTAAAACTGATTTACTTCGTAGAGTGGGTGGATTGGCACCTGATTGGATTATTGCATTGGATGCTGATGAAGTCTTTGCGCCGGAATTTACGAAGGAAGAAGCGGAAAAACTCACACAAACGGAAGAGATAGCTTGGTACTTTATGATAGTAAACTTGTATAATGACGAAGAACATTTCGCTCATGACGCAGGTATTCAAAGGTTTTGGAACATTAGAATGTTTAAGTATTTGCCGGAGTATGGGTTAGAATACCAACGAAAGGCATTGCATTGTGGCCTTGCTCCGCCGATTGCTTATAAGTATGGCTGGCACGCTCCGTTTTATATCAAGCATTATGGGCTTATGAAACCTGAAGATAGGGAAAAGAAAGCGCAAAGATACGACCAGTATGACCCGAATGCGAAGTATAAAGGCAGAGAGTATTACGAAGATTTGCGGCGTGAGTTAAAAGCTCACAGGTTTGAGCCACAAGCATTATTAGAAAAATTAAGAAACTCGGTTGATTGCAGACCGAGACAAACACCAAAATTATGAAATTCTTTTATGTTAAAAGACAAAAGATAATAGATGGAAAAGTTGTTGATTTAGGCACAATAGATATTCCAGAGAAGGATTTAGAAACAACACTTAAACAAAATCCTGAATGGAAGGTTGTAGAAGAAAATGCAGGAGTTACAGAGATCGTTCCGCCAGTTAAAACTGAAGGATTCACCTGTCCTATTTGCGGGAAGAGTGTTAAAAGCGAGAGAGGATTAAAAATTCATAAAAGCGCGCATCAATGAGAATTGTTTACATTGAGAAATTTAAGGAAGTTTACGATGAAGAGTCTAAGGCAAAGACACTTGAGAGGTTTTACCAAAAAGTTGAAAGAGTTGAGGAAGGAACGCTAGACAATAACAAGATGGAAGAAATTTTAGCAAGCAAACCTGACTTAATCCTTTTTACTAAACTGAAAGTTAATCCAATTTTGAGATATAACTTAATCAAAAAGGCAAAAGCAAAAGGCATCAAAACAGTGTCTTGGATTCCCGATTTATACTTCGGGCTTGCCAGAGAAGCGCAAGTTATTGGGAAAGATAGTATATTTGACGCTGATTATGTTTTCTCGCCAGATGGCGGAAATCAAGAAAGGTTTGATAAACTTGGCATAAAACACTATCTTTTAAGACAAAGTATTGCGATTGAAGATTGTTATATAGGAAAAAAGATTGAAGCTCCTGAAATTGTATTTGTTGGCAGCAAAAATCCTGAATATGGTTATAGAAACCATTTAATGGAATTTCTAACATCCACTTATGGCGATAGATTCCATTGGTATGGAAGGACTAATACCGCCGAGGTTAGAGGGGAAAAACTAAACGATTTGTATAATTCAGCGATTGTGATTGGTGATAGCGTATATTCTCCTCATTATTGGAGTAATAGAATTTACGAAGTATTAGGCAGGGGCGGATTTCTTATTCATCCAATGATTGAGGGGATAGAAAAAGAGTTCAAACCTTTTAAACATTTTATTCCATACAATCACCATGACTACAAAGGACTAAAAGAAAAGATTGATTACTTCCTAGAACACGAAGAAGAAAGAGATAAAATAAGAATGGCTGGCTTTGCGTATTGTAAAAAGAATCACACTTTAGATAATCGTTGTAGACAATTTTTAGATTATGTTACAGCCAATTAATAGTTTAGAATTTTGGTCAAATAGATTAAAAGAGGCGAAGAGAACAAGGCAAAAGCATTTTTCTGTTTTTGTTGGCGGATTGCCTGATACAGAACATAAAAAGATAATAGAAAAATTTATAAAGAATGGAGACTCGGTTATTGATGTTGGTTGTGGTTATGGCAGATGTAGTGATTGGTTTAAAAATTATGTAGGTGTAGATTTCTCTCCAGACTTTATTGAAGAAGCAAGGAAATTATATCCTACGAAAAAGTTTGAGATTCAAGATTTTTTAAAATTAAATTATTCTGATAAGTCTTTTGAGTGGGCATTATCAGTTGGCTGCAAGAATATGTGTATAGAAAACATTAATTTGGAATATTGGGAAAAGGTTGTAAAAGAAATGAAACGAGTGGCTAAAAGGGTTCTTATTTTAGAAATGATTGATGTTTTAAACTATGAGGTCTTTTAAGGTTGGCTCAATAGTATTTGCCACAGAGTCTGGATTGGGAAGATTGGCAAAGTCTTTTTATGATAATGGAGTGCTAGATAAAGTTTTGATTTATCCTCACTCATGCCACAAAGAACATCCGTGGTTCCCTAATTCAAGGCCTTATAGTTTAGATAACATTAACTGGCTGCTTGACGTTGAAAAGCTGCTTTTCTTTGAGACTCCATTTAATTGGAAAATTATACCAATGGCCAGAGAAAGAGGAATCAAAACAATTCTTATGCCTGATGAATGTACACCATATCCGCTTTGTTATGAACCGGATGTGATACTTTGTCCTTCGTTATTAGAAAATACCTACAACAAAGGAAATTGCGTGAACATTACTATTCCTGTTGATGTGAAGTGGAAGTTGAGGAAAACTGCCGCGGTCTTTGTTCACAATGCCGGACATGGCGGATTGGCTGGCCGCAATGGCACAAAGGAGCTATTAGAGGCCATGAAGTATGTCAAAAGTCCTATTAAACTGATTATACGCACGCAAAGTCATGAGTTTAAGTCCAATGACCCTAGAGTGGAGATAAGGCATGGCACTTTTCCTTATGAAGAACTTTATACTGAAGGAGATGTGTTTATTTTTCCTGATAAGTTTGCAGGCCTTTCGCTTCCATTACAAGAAGCCTTCGCAAGCGGAATGTTAGTAATGGCTTCTGACCGCTTTCCATTAAATACTTGGCTGCCAAAAGAACCATTAATACCAGTGAGAGGTTACAAAAAAGAAAGAATTGCCATTGTGCTTGAATCGGCCATTATTGACCCGCAAGATATAGCAGAATGTATAGATTTTTGGTATAATGAACCAATAGAAAAATTCTCTTTACAAGGAAAAGTATGGGCAAAAAGAAACAGTTGGCAAAAATTTCAAAAGAAAAATATAGATGGGTTGTAGAAAATATGCCTATTTTGTGTATAGATTGTATCGTTGTACACAAGGGAAAATATTTACTTGTTAAACGAAAACAAAGGCCGTTGAAGGGAAAGTTCTGGTTGCCCGGCGGTAGAGTATTTAAAAACGAAAGATTAGAACAAGCGGTTACTCGCAAAATGAAAGAAGAAATTGGTATAGATGTTAAGATTATAAAACTCGCGGGATTCCACGAATATTTATTTAAAGAAAATGAATTTGGTGTTGATTCCGTTCACACACTTTCAGCAGTTTTTTATGTTAGTCCGTTGAGTATGGATATCAAACTAGATTCACAAAGTGATTGTTATATTTGGTCAGATACACTACCAGATAAATTAAATTTAATAAGATGAAAAAAGAAAATTGCAGGCTTTGTAAAAGTAAAGATTTGGTAATGTTTCTTGATTTGGGGCATTGCCCCCATAGTGACAACTTCCGTAAAGACCCAGATTTACCAGAAACTTTATATCCATTAAGATTGGTTCAGTGCCAAAATTGCCAATTTATTCAACTTGATTATACAGTTTCTCCCGAGGTTTTGTATGACTCTGATTATTTATATGAATCATCAATTACAAAAACAGCAGATAAACACTGGAAAGAATTTGTTGATTATGCGATTGCAACTACGAAAATTACAGAAGGAAAAGTATTAGACATAGGTTCAAATGACGGGACACTTCTTTCAAAGTTTAAAGAGAAAGGATTTGTTGTGCAAGGCGTTGATCCTTGCGCGGACATAACTAAAATTGCCATAGAGCGAGGTATTCCTACGGCAACAGAATTATTTGGAAAGTCATGGTTAGGGAAATTTAATCTTATAACCGGCTCAAATGTTTTTGCACATATAGATGACTTGGATGCAGTGATGGTGAATATAGGAATCATGTTAGAAAATAATGGCGTATTTATATTTGAAAGCCCTTACCTTGGAGAATTTATTAAACAGTTAGAATATTCAACTGTATATCATCAGCATTTATCCTACCTAGCATTAAAACCACTTATTAAATTTCTTGACAAACATAATATGGAAATCTTTGATATAGATATGTCAGAGATTCATGGTGGATGTTTCAGATGTTACATATCAAGAAAAGGGGAAAGAGATATATCGCCAATTGTAGATGAGATTTCCTCCAGTGAAAACTATCCAATAGAAATGCTTTTAGATTGGGGTAAAAAATGTAAGGAACATAGTGATAGATTATTTGATATAATATATAATTATTATAGAAAAGGTAAGAAAATATGTTGTGTTTCCTCTCCAGCTAAAGGTATGACCCAGCTTAACTATACGGGATTAAACAGATTCATTTCTTTCATTACTGAAAGGTCTAAATTAAAACAAGGCAGATATACGCCCGGGGGACATATTAAGATTGTAGATGACAGCGCTTTGGTTACTGAAAAGCCAGACGTTTCTATTTTACTGGCTTGGAATTTTTCTAAGGAAATTATTGCCAACAATAAACAATTTAAGGGGATATGGATAATCCCTAATCAAGAAATAGAAATAATCCATTAATATGCACGAAGACGAAAGAGGTGTTATAAAAGATATTTTTGTCGGTGAAGACATGGCGGCAACTTTGATTACCTTCACAGAAGGCGCAGTGCGAGGAAATCATTTGCACAAAATGACACTGCAGAGAGATATTGTTTTAGAAGGAGAACTTTTATTTGCGACAGATAAAGGTGAAAGAAATGTAAAGGTTGGAGAAATTGTTTTTATTTATTCTAACACTCCACATGCATATAAAGCGTTAAAACCTTCCACGATACTTTCAATATCAAAAGGAGTAAGAATAGGAAAAAATTATGAAAAAGATACTTATAGATTAGAAACTTCTTTGCTAAAATAGTATGATAGATAAACTAGAAAAAGAATACGCAAAATTTAACCAAACAGATTTTGCTGTCGCGGTAACCAATGGGACTGGCGCGTTGCATCTAGCGTTAGTTTCACTTGGTGTTGGAAAAGGAGATGAAGTTATTGTGCCGGAGTACACAATGATTTCTTCAGCGTGGGCAGTAACTTATACAGGAGCAACTCCAGTGTTCGTTGATTGTGGCGAAGACTTGTTGATTGATACAGCAAAAATTGAAGAAAAAATTACAACAAGAACAAAAGCCATTATGCCAGTCCACATTTTTGGGAGAGTCTGCGAGATGGATAAAATAATAGAACTTGCAAAAAAATATGATTTGAGAATTATTGAAGATTGCGCCGAAGCCCATGGGGCTGAATACAAAGGAAAAAAGGTTGGAAGTTTTGATACAGGGTGCTTTTCGTTTTATAGAAGCAAAATAATAAATGCAGAAGAAGGAGGAATTATTACGACAAACAACAAACAGGAGTACAAAAAAATGCAGGATATGAAAGCTCTTTGCTTTGGCGAAACTTATGATTACTACCACAAACAGATAGGATTTAATTACAGGATACCAGAAACTCAAGCCAAGTTAGCCTTGGAGTCTTTGAGAAATTTTGAAGAAAACAACAAAAACAGACATAAAATTGCTGGTTGGTATAACAAGTATTTGCCTGCTTATTTACAAATGCCAAAAAGAAACGTAGTTTGGGTGTATGATTTAAAACACGAAAAAAAGAATTTAATTGTGAGTGAATTAAGAAAACAAGGAATTGGAGCTAGACACGGATTTAAACCAATGTCTATGCAAAGCATGTATTATAACGAGAATTACAAGGCTTTAAAAGCCTTTTATGCTTCAAAGAAGGTGTTTTACTTGCCGGTTAATCCAACAATGAGTGAAAAAGAAATTAAAAACATTTGCTTGAAATTACATAATTTGCTATAATGTAGGTGCTTAAAAAGGTAATTAACCAAAAGCGCCAACGAGCGCTTTTTTTATTTAATATGCAATACAACTCTCACGCGGATTCACAAGATATAGTTAGCTTGGCTAACGATTTGGCAAGCACAGACAACACAGTTTATCCACTTGCTCAAAAAACAAGAGCGGCGAATAAGTCTATGCGTTCTATTTGGAATTGGATTTTTGAGGCTTATGGCGGGTGGGTTTATGACGACTCAAACAATACAGATTTTCCCGTAGCGACCACGACAATAACAGCAAATCAGCAAGATTATTCAATACCAAGCGAAGCATTAGAAGTTACAGATTTGGAAGTAAAAGATTCTAGCGGAAATTGGCACGATTTAGCGGCGATAACCAAAGAAGAAATAGATAAACTTCAAGCAGAAAATGAATTTTACAAAACTGCTGGACTACCACTTTATTATATGTTAATCGCTGGTTCATTTAAACTTTTTCCAAAATCAGATTACACGCAGACAGCAAGTTTAAGATGTTCTTTTACGAGAGGCGTAACTTCTTTTGCTTCAACTGATACGACCAAGACACCGGGATTTGTTTCACAATTTCATGAAGCGGTGGCAACCGGAATGGCTTTAGAATGGGCAAAAGATAAAGGGATAACCCAACTCCAGCAATCACTTTTTGGAGACTGGATTAATTACGAAAAAGCTATTAAGAAGTTTTACAGTGAAAGATATTACGAAAAATATCCTAAAAGGATTCAAGTAATTGATGAGGTAAGAGTAAATATGTAATATGGCAACAACTTGGACAAACGAACCAAAAAATTTAGTAGACGATGGCGCTGTTTATAACAACGCTGCTGTTGATTATGATGACGCAAGTGTTCAATATGGGGGCTTGTCAACTCCTGTTTGGACAAATGAAACAATTAGTAGTTAATTTTTAAATATATATGGCAAATTTTCCAACAAGTCTTGACGCACTTACAAACCCCGTAGCTGGCGACAAAACAACCAGTCCAAGTCATGCTACTCAACATGGCAATATAAATGATATAGCTGAAGCAATAGAAGCGAAGATTGGTATTGATGGTTCGGCTGTTACAACTTCGCATGATTATAAATTAAGTGGCGTAACAGGAACAGACAAAGCTGTTTCAAAAACTGGAACAGAAACTTTAACAAATAAAACTCTCACAGCTCCGACTGTTACAAGTCCGACTACAACTGGAACTGATACAGGAACGGAAACTTTACAAAACAAAACATTAGGAACAGGAACAGTTGTAACGGAAGAAACCATAACACTTGGTTCTGACGCGACTGGTGATATTCATTATCGCAATGCTGCTGGAAAGAGAACACGGCTGGCTGTTGGGACACAAGATAAGATTTTAGGAGTAACGGCGGGATTACCGGCATGGGTGGCACAAAATCTTGCTACTTTAGGAGGAAGTGGTGCTGATGGAGCTTTGAATGTAGCTTCTGGTACTACAACTTTAAATGCCGGACAAGTTTACAATTACACAACAATAACAGTAGCTAATGGTGCAACTTTAACTTTTACAGGATCAGGCGCCGCATTATTGAATGCCACAGGAGCCGTAGATATTTCGGGAACTATTGAATTAAGAGGACTTTGTTCAACTGATTTTGGAGGATCTACAACAAGACACACTTTCCAATCAGGAAGTGCTTACCAAACAATAACAATTCCAAATGGTGCAGGTGGTGCGGGCGGTGCCGATCCTGATGGTTCTTCTGGTGCAGGCGGTGCAGGTGGCAATTTTGATGGTGCTGGATTGGGACTGGGCGGTAATGGTGGTGCGACTGGAAATAATAACGGATCTCCGGGTGAAGGAGGATTGACTTCAGTTACAGGCGGTGGTGGAGGTGGCGGCGGTGGAGGAGGCAGCGGAGCTGGAGTAAATGGGTCTCAATCAACAACTAATGATGGAGGCAATGGTGGTGCAGGAGGTGCAGGAGGCGCAAATAGTGGTGGTTCTGGCGGTGGTGGCGGT